TCTCGCTCTAAATAATCAATGGCCTTTTCCAAATCCTGAATTTCATTTTCTTTTTTTCCGGCACGACAAACGTATTTTATAACGTTGCCTAAGTTAAAGTTTAGATCATAATGCTTTATTACGTCGATTAAGTCGTAATCTGTTCCACTTTCGTAATGTTTTGGTGTATTGCTCATAATGTAATTTTAAAGTTCTTAAAACGCTTCTTTTTAGCCTTTTAAATAATGTTTGATTTTGTATTTCTTTTAATTGCGCTAAACTATGAATAAAAATTCTTTTTTTTTTATGAATTATATATAATTTTGTTGAATCTTTTTTCATTGCGCAAATTTTATTGTATTTCTTTTATTGCTACTATGGTAACAAAAAACCTTATTTTATTTCTTTTATTGCTACTATGGTGACGCAATTTTATTGTATTTGTTTTATAGCTACTTCAGTACTTGCCAGCCATTCATCAAAACGATTTTGCCTTGTAACAATTAAATCAATCCGGCCCATATCCTTCATAATTTCTTCGCTGATTTTTTCAGAAACTTTTTCTTTAAATCCTTGAACTAAATAATCTAATTGCTTTAGATCTCTTTTGTATGGCGTTCCGAAAATATATTGATTCTTAAAAACTTTGTTTAATAATTCTCTTTGTACTGTAAAATTTTGCGTAATAATTTGACCGTTTAAAGAATGAATTCCGGTTCTATTTAATTTAATAGATAATTCGAATTGAAAATGCGTTGAATTATCCATTTTAAACAACTTTTACGTTACCATTTGCGTAATGCTCGCAGATTATACCCGTTGGTAATATAATTGTCTTAATAGGCTTAATATTAAGTTTTACTAATTGCGCGATAATTTTTCTTTTAATTCCTTTCATCTTGTTTGTTTTGAATGGCCCACCGAAATGGGCCGGTTGTTTTTAGGTTATACCTTTTTGGGTATTTTTGGGTATGGTTTGTATTAAAAGTATACATATACGATTACTTATTTACTAAAAAGTATACATATACGTTTACTTTATAATTTACTTATATTTTCTTTAAGCATTTCAATATTCATTTCCACCTCGTTCCTGAAGTTCCATCATTACCAGAAGTTCCGTTTAAGTTCTGAAACCTCTTCTTTTAAAGCTAGTCGCTCTGTATTTACTTCGTCAAAGTTTTGCGCTAATTGTTCGTAAGCCTCTCTTAAACGTTCTAGGTCTTCTGCTATTTCTCTTTTTAATTTTCCCATATCGGTTTGTGATTGTAAAAGTCATTTTGTTTGTTTTTGTTTTGTTGTGCCTTATTGACAATACAAATATATAACGCATTATTGAATTAAAAAAATATTTTCACTTTTATTTTAAAGTTTTTTTTCATTTAGTTCTGAAACCCGCGTAAATAAAGGTCAAAAAAAAAGGCCCGAAAATTAATTCAGGCCTTTCAAAATATAAAATTTTACTTACTATGCAGTTTCTAAAGCCGCTTTTGCAACTGTAAAAGTTCCATTTACAAACGCATTTGGTAAATAGTTTGTTAATGCTACTCTTTCAGATACTCTAACTGTAACGAATCCATCTCTTACGTTTGTTCCGTCCTCTCTAAAGAATTCAACATTTACTCCATCACGAACCCAAAGTTGTGTTCCAACTGCGAAGTTTCCGATTAAGAATGTACCCGCAGCGATTGCAGTATTTAAAACAACTTTAACACCCATAAATGAAGGCTGTAAACCACCATAAACCTGGTCCTTAATATAGTTGTTTGTAGTATCTTTTAATAATAATATTTTATGAAAATCACTTGGATTTAATAAAATAGTATCAGCGTTATAGTTTGCTAAAGCTAATTGATTCAAAGATGCAACAATTACATCAAATTCATTAGCGCTTTCAACTGTTCCCGCAAAAGAACCCGCAGCAAAGTCTGCAGCATCACCGATGATTCCGCTTAATTGCGCACCCGTACCCGCACCACTTAAGATTTGAGTATCTTCAACTTCTAATAATTTTTCCGGCGCACGCGCTGAAAGATAAGAAGTTAATTGAGGCGTATCAGCCAACATTTCTTCAGAAATTCTGAAGTAAGTTCCGATTTTTCTAACGTTTGCATCACTTGCAGTCATATCGAAATCAGATTGTGTCAATGTAACACCTTCAGCCGTTGCAGCCGCACCGTTTGAATATCCTGATTCTTTTACAAATCTAACAACATCGCTTTGAGTTGAACCCAATGCAAGTAATTGTCTAATGTGAACCGGTCTTGTTGGATCAAATTTATATCCTGCTACTCTATCAGCCGGTATAACTTCACCAGTAAAATCAGCACCAACAGTCATATCAGCTTTGATTTCAAAAGATGCACTTCTTGAATTTCCTTTTGATATTCCTTCGATTGCACCGTTTTCGATTGCTTCACTTAAAGCGCCTTTAAAAGACATTCTTTTTGAAGCGCTGAATTGTTTTTTTGTAGCCACTTCCATAGCATCAATACGCTCATTGAATTTGTTAGTGATTTCAGTAATTTCACCTTTTACAATTTCGTTGGCTTTTAAAACATCTTCAGTTTGTAATTTGTTTGATTTTTCGATTTTAGAATCAATTGCTTCATTTAATTGATCTAATTGGTTTTTTAAATTTTCGTCCATTTTTAGTTTTTTAACGAGTTAATTAAATATTCATACACTTCAGAATCATTGTTTTTTACTTCAATATTCGGCAAAGTGATTTTATCAACCGGCTTTGTGAACTCAATAAATAATGATTTCAATTTTAAAATTTCCGCTTCAATGGCGAAACCCATATCATCCGAAATTTGTCCTTTTTTTAATAATTTTGCTAAATTATCATATCGCTTTGAAAGTTTATCCAAATCAACATTTCCTTTAACGTCTAATATCTTTGCCTGGTCGTTTGCTGCTAATGTAACCGCACTAATTTCATAAAGTTTAACTTCATTTATTTCGCGATAATCGCCTCGGTCTTTGCCTTGGATTGGTAAAATTCCAACACTATTTTCAGTAATTACGCCGGATTTCATTAATTCCACAACGTCCTTTCCTAATTGAGTTTTAGCAATTTGCGCAACAAAAACCAAACCTTTGTCATCTTCATACAATTCGAGCATTTTCCCGATTGGTTGGTTCATATCGTGCTGATATAAGTACTTAACACGTTCACCGTTTTCGGCTATTGTTTTTTTATAAGCGCCTTTAGTTATAATATCATTATCGGAATCTTTGTTTCCAAAGATACTTCCGTAACCTTTAATAATTCCGGCGTTTTCATCCGCATCAATTAATTCATTGATTGGGGCCGCTTTGTAAAGAATTTGATTCATAAAAAAAATTTTTGTAAATATACGGTTTTAATTTTTCTATAATTTAATTATCTTCTAAGGCATCACCAACCAACGTTGAACTAATAGCCGAAACAACATCACCCAAACCAAAACCGGTTGAAGCTGCGCCACCTATTCCAAAATTTATATCTGTTATTTCGCTAACCGCTTGCGCACCCGTTACCGGAAATGGTGCAACACTACAACGGCAATTAACAACTTCAGAAGCCGGCCCGCTTGGATCACCTGGATACATCATTAAAGAACCGCCAACCATAAAAGGATCATTGTATGGTATTGGTTCACTTGCACCCGCTTCGGAATGCGTGCTTCGCGTTCTGTCATCAAACGAGGCAATCCATTCTTTTTTCATTTGTGCGCCCGGAAATATAGTTGTTGCGGATTCCATAGTCGCAAAGTTAGCGGCATTGGTTGCTTCCGTTCGAACTAAACGTTCCGATTGATATTGTGAATATCTATTGAATTGGCCTTTTAAAATACGTCCTTTTTCTGTATTTCCTAAAGTCATAAATTCAGGATCACGCATTAAATTTTGCGTTATTTTAATTAAAGTTTGTTTTGCAGTTCCTGAAACTAAAGTAACTCTTTGCGCGCCAACCGCTGATCCAAATGAAGCAAATTTATTTGTCCATTCGCCAACATATTCGGAAGGATTTACGCCTTTAGATAAGTATTTATCGTAATTCTTTGAATACCATTTTGCAAACTGCAATCCAATATTTGAATATAAACCCCGGTAAATATTTAATAAATCTTTGTTGTCAAATAACAATTGAAAATTTGTTTGGCCTTCAGCTAAAAAAGAAACAACGCCCTTATTATATTCGCTTTTATAGTAACGCTTAACGATACTAATTTGCTTTTTTTCTGCTTTGTCTAATTCCTTTTCAAATGCGGTTTGCCACTTATTTCTGTTTATCTTCATACGTTGCAACCTTAATTCCTTTTATTTCTTGTTTAGGTGTTTCAGTTTGTTTTAAAAACTTATTTACATCAACATCAATAGGTTCAATAGGTTCATCCATTTGATTAGAGTTCACCGGAATTAAATTAGCCGGAATAAAATAATCATTTAATATTTCATTCTCTTCATCAATTCCATAAGACATAACAGAACGTTTTTCGTTTGGTGTTAACCACCACGCTTTCAATAATTGATCGACAACTTTGTCCGCCTCTTCTTGTAATTCAGGTATAACAGTAAAATCAAATTCAATACAGACATTTCCGTATTTTGGGGCCAACCAACGATTCAATTCATCTTTTATTTTAAGCAATTCAGGAATAACGGCGTTTTGATAAAGCGCTTTTTTCGCTTCACGCATATTGTTATAAGAACTTGAATCAGTATTGTTTAATAATTGTACGGGTACGTTGTAAATATTACATAAATCTTTTACCG